ATATCATACCATTAATTTCCCTTGTAGTTGCCCACAATGGTTGTAAATTACTTAAAGCATTAATAATACATGTGTTTATTTATAAATAGATAAAAACTTTATTTTTATTAAATACCTAAAAAAAAAAAGATAATAATTATAAAAAACCCTTATCTATTTTATCAGCTTTAGTTAGCTCATATATTGTCTTATATCTCCGCATAGCAATCCTAATGTCTTTAGTTACTAACCCTGTGTATTCTCTAATTGTACTAAGTATGCTATTCTTATTGAATTTGGAACCGCCACTTAGTGACTCAAATAAAGTTTCCCAGTTTCCTAAAATAGAAATTAGAGCTTCGCCTACTTTACGTTCATTCTCTGTTAATTTCTTTTTACCCTCATCTTCGCCGTTTAACTCACTTTTAATCTCATCGCACATGGTATCTATTAAGTCGCTTAGCATATAATCGGTATCCGATAAATGGTAAATAAACTCGTCCTTTTCATGCACCTTATTAATTGATGACGTGAACTCCAGCGTCTGCCTCATATTCTTCTCATCTTTAATCAATAATCCTAATATATAGTTTTTACATATAGTTCCGTAATACGAGTAAGCTCTTTTACCTTTTTCTGGTTTAAATTTATCAGCTTTTAACATAAGGTAAGAGAGTGTGTCACCATGTAGGTTTTCAAAAGTATAAGTTTTCCTATATAATTTATAACGTCTAATAATAGACTCAATCATTGTATTAAAAGCAGCTCTTAAGTGCTTATTATAAATTTTATCTCTTTTAATAGGGTCTTCTTCATTCAAAAACCTAACAACGGCTTCCTCTTCTTCAGGGCCAAAATATAAACCTTTGATTCTTTTACGTCCTCTTTTTTTTGCCATTAAGATTTTTCTGTTTTTTCATAAAGGATATTTCTGTCATTGACGTGGAAATATTCTTTCTTAGCCAAAGATAACCACCATCTTGATTCATCTGGCGTTAACTCTTTTTTATAAGAGTTAAATAAGCTACCTTCTCTGTCATTTAGATGTTTATACCCTAATTTAGGGATAATCATCACTTTACATGAATTGAATGTAAACCTTAATAGGAATTCACTTATAAAACTCAATTTCATGCTTTCTTTAAGTCCACCGAATTCTTGATATGCTTCTTTTAACATGGCCATTCCATCCATATTAAAATTTTGATACCTCAATAGTGCAGCATTATCCAACACACCCATTTCATCTGAGAATTGAGATGCCCATACAGCTTCGTTAGTGAACCCAATAAAATTGCTTTGAGGGTCCACGTCTAATATTATTGGTAGAAATATTTGAGTGTCAGTATAAACTTCTCTATACTTCACAACGTTACTTACCCATTTTCCACTTAACTCATCGTCTTGCTCTAAAAAGATAAACCATTTACTTTTGCAATTTTCAACACCTAGATTCATTTGAGCTTGAAAATCAGTTGATTTGTCATGTTTAATAACATCAAAATTCAAATCGTAATTTTTCATTAAATCAGATAAAACACCATGGTCTTTATCGGTACCAACAACAAACATTACCGTATCTGGTTTTGTTTCTTGCATTGCTATCGACTTGATAGCATTATTAAGTAAAGTCTCGTCCACATTATAAAGAGGCGTGATTACTGTGATATCATTTTTATTTTTCATCTTTGTTTTCTTTTTCTTTTTCTTTAGTTATATCAATAAGTGCTTCAAACTCACTTCTTCTATTAGCAATTAGATTACCATATACACGTTTGATATTTTCAACTTGCTTATCTTCAGTGTATTGACCTTTAGATTTTTTAACACCTTCCATTAAGGTACTAGGTACATTATCTTCTAACCATACTCTCATGAACTCTGACACTAAATTAGGTATAGATAATTCGTTATTAGTCCAAACACCATTATCTTTCAAACTAATTTGTTGTTCATCCGAACTATCGTCTTCCATCCATTCAGGAATCATAGCAGGTATCTTACCTATAACAGGTGTGTCACACTCCATAGCTTCAATAGGGAATGTTCCAAAACTGGATTCATCATCAACCCATATAGCTAGACAAGACTCACCTAGTTGCTCAGCAAACGTTTTTCTAGGTAAACCTCTAAGTTCTCTAAACGTAATCCATTTATACATTGGATGTTGTAAGTAGAACGACTTAACCAATCTTAGTGCAGCTTTCTGGTCTCTAGTTACAATAGAGACAATCGGTTTTTTAATCTTATCAGTCGTTTTAAAGTACTCAGGTATTGACGGCGGTATGATATGAGTGTCGATACTTGGAAATAGGTCTTTGATGTACTCTGACTGTCTTTCAGATGTTGTGATTACATCAGTAAAGCCAAAGTTTAAATCCCACCTATTACCAATTGGTAAAAATTCTAAGATGTAAGAATAGGACTGTGAAAATACTATTTTCTTACATGGGAAGTCTTTTACTTGCTCCATTACGTTAGCAAAAATCTCAGGTACAATAATGTAATCTATTGCAACTAGTTTTAAATTTTGTTGTTCAATTGAAACGTGTGGTAGTTTAGCGTACTCTTCACCTAACCATTCTTCAACGCCATGATAGTCATCTTTTTCGTGTAATATATGAGCTTTATACCCTAAATCATTTAAGACTTTAACGTGCTCGTATATATTAGCAATACCAGCAGTTGGGTTACCTTTTGTATCCAAAGTAAAGAAATATAAACCAAAATCTTTATTATCAATTTTACTTATAAATTCTTTTACTTGTACTTGTTTTTTTTCGTTTTCCATTTTTTTAATCAATTTTTTTTAATATCTTATAAAAAATTAGAGTATTATACGCTAATTTAAATTTTACATCGGTTTTAATTAGATTATTAGACCCCAACATTTCATCATGTTCGTCACTTGTACCACCAGCCATTGAGATATCGTCAATGAAATTTCTAATTATTTCATATCTCACGACGTTAACTTCTTTAGTGGTAGGTTCAGCAGCTTCAATTATTTTCGTCTTTACCAATTCATTATCATAGTTATATTCTTTATCCACTGTTTTAAATACATTATCTTTTTGACCATCAGCCACAAAGGCATCTAACTTTTCAAAGTCGATGTAATATAAATCTCCAAATATTTTAATCATTATTCATTATTTTTTTAAATTGCTCTTCATTATTTATAAAATCTAATATTGATTCTAATGTATAATCAGACTCAGTATTTTCATTGTAAGTTGCTTCGATTTTAACTGAAATTTTACCTTCAGGTTTACTATCTAAAGCTACTGGGTTTGCTGTAACTAAAACATCTACATCATCCCATAATTTCTTAGTATCAAGTGCGAATTTAATGCTATTACCAGTAAACCCTAGTTTTGATAAAAAGAATAGTGTTGCGGGTCTACTTTTATGTACGTCTCTACTTAATAATATAACCTCGTGTTCTTCGTAGTCGTTTATGTCGTTAATAAAACTGTTTAGAATTGGACCGACATTTTTATATGATTGGTCAGCGTGTGCGAATATTTCCATTGGACTCTCGCTGTATAGAAACTTATGAAAAGCTTCCTGTGAGTCAAACTTGAAAAAACTGGCTAAGTCAAAGTCTTCTACTTTAACATCTTCTAAATCTTCACCGTAATATTTCTTATAAACGTACTTTAGTTGACCTACATAGTCTCTAATTACTTCGTTTAATGTTATTCCTATCTGAGCCATTTTTTATTTTTAATATACCACCTAAAAATAAAAAAGGTATATCTTTTTATTTATTATTCACTTTTAGTGAAAATTGGTTATAATTTATTATTATAAATGAGAGATTATTATGTGGACTACAATGCAAGAAAAGAAATTAAAAGAAATTTATTCAAATAAAACTAATTTAGAAATAGCAACAATTTTGAATAAGTCTAAATCTTCAATTGACAATAAAGGGTATAGATTGGGTTTAAAAAAAAGTGAAAAATTTTTATTATGGAGAAATAAAAAAGGTCACAAAACTAAAATAAATCTAGGTTATAGAGATTTAAATTATAATGAATTAAAAAAAATTTTTAATAAATATACTTCAATAAGAGAATTAAAAGAGTTTGATGAGCCAGCTTATCAATCTGCTCGTTTAAAAGGTTATTTAGATGAATTAACGTCTCATATGACCCCATTTAAATATAGTATCCCACAGATGATTTTAGAAGACTTAATGAATCAACTTTTAAATTTAAAAGCATCATATAACAATCGAAAAATAATTAAACCATATGAACTAGATTTATATTACAAAGAATATAAATTGGCTTTTGAGTATCAGGGTAAATATTGGCATACTTTAGAAAATAATGATGAATTAAAAATATCTTTAACCAAGAATAAAAATATCACATTGATTCATATTTACGAAAAAAGTAGAAATTATATTAAAGATATTAAGAAACAAATTAATGATAATCTTAAACTAATAAATAAAACCACTGACTTAACTTTAAGAGAAGATGATGTTAACAAAATAAAAATAAATAATGTATATAATAAAATATATAATAAACAAAAATTATTTAAATTATGTAAAAAATATAATTCGTTTAATGAATTTAAAAATAAACATGAGAAAGAATATAGAATGTTGTTGAAACTTAAAATTGTTGATGAAGCCGCTAAACATATGCCTGATAAAAAGTCTAATATTAAATTAACAATAAATGAATTAAAAAAAATTATAAATAAATATAATAATTTAACGGATTTTAGAAAAAATGAATTGAGGATTTACAAACATTTAAAAAGGACTAATAAAGATTATCTCATATCACATCTTAAACGTGAATAATGTTATTCCTATTTTCATATTATTATTGTACGTATTTTTTGTCTAAAGTGAACAGAATGTCTTTATTATTTATCCATTACTTTATTTTCTACTTTATAGTTGATAAGCATTTTGGTTATCAATGGATTTCTTACAATGTCGTTTTCATTAAATTCAAAAAACCCTAACTCTTCAATAAACTTATGTCTATTGATAGCGTCATATAATCCACTTTGTTTACTGTCTTTGTATCTATCTGATTGGTCCATATCACCTGAGATGATGTATTTAGACCCATACCCTATCCTTGTCAATAGAGTTTTCATTTGAGAAGGTGACATATTTTGAGCTTCTTCCATAACCAATATGGAATTATCAATTGATTTACCCCTAAGGAAGCCCAGCGGTTCAATCATAATCTCTTCAGACTCTTCTAATTTTAGTCTATTTGGTTTACCTATTATTTTGTCTACGATATCAATTGATGATGCCATATGAGGTGCCATCTTTTCTTTTAAATCACCTGGTAAGAAACCTAGGTTTTCTTCAGCTTCTACAGCTGGTTTAACAATTAATATCTTATTGAATGAATTATCTCCATCTTGAAGTAGTTTCAAAGCTACGGCCATTGCCACATAACTTTTACCTACACCAGATGGACCTGAGCAGAATATGATTTCTTTTTCTTTAATTAAATTAGCATATTCTTTTTGTTTAACATTCTTACACTTTAAGGTAACTCTTTTAGTTAGTATCTTACTTGTCGGCTTACTTCTAGTAGCCTTTTGGTCTCTTTCTGTTTTTTCTGTCTTTTTTGGTTGTCTCTTTGCCATAAAAAAATGCGAGGCTTTTTTTAACCTCGCATTTAATATATGTATAAAAAATAAAAACTAAACCATTAACTAGATTTTTTACTCTCTTTATTCCTATAACGCTCTTCTAAAGCTTCTTGCCTGTATTTATCAAAAATGAATCTACCATTGACTTCTGGTGTGGCTAAAAACTTTAACACATAGTGACCATTGTGTTCAATTATTTTGTCAAATTTATTTATAACATAAGAATATTCCATGCCATTATCGGCGCCTATTGCTCTATCAGTTATAAAATCAACGCCGTTTATATCTAACATATTCACAGCTCTAGGGTTTTTACTTATCTTTTTAACCTCACTCAACATCAATCTACTTTTTCTGTTGTATTCGTCAGGATATTTAGAAATATAAAACTCTAATAACTTACTTTCATCATTTATATTCCTAATCACTAATTTTTTAGCGTACTCTTCAATTTCAAATTTAGGTTTTAATTCTCTGGTAATGTTTATTGACCTACCAGTTTTCATATCAGACACCATATCGTGAAATGATATCTCACCTACCGTTGACCCGTCACCTTCCATTCCAATAAGGTCAAATTTATCGTTGTTTTTTTCATATTCTTCAATTTCTTTTTCCTTTAAAATTTTTAGACTTTCATTAGATATTTCATCATATGTAGATTTTGTTGTTTCCTCGTTATTAATAACTAACTCAACTTCATAATCGTCATACGAATCAACATTAACCTTTTTAAGGTTTCTTTTTTCGGAAGTAGTAGTTTCAGTTATTGGTATACCGTCTTCGTCATAACCACTTATCTTAGTTTTAAAATTTTCACTCTCATTTAATACTTTATAAGTTCTCCACCTTAAATCTTTTACTTCAGTCGTTATTTCACCCTTTAATAAGGCGTCGGCCATGGTACCTTGGTTCATAGTTTGAGATAATAAGCTTTCGCTATCAAACCCACCCGACTCTTTATTGAGTGAAGATTTTTCTACTTTAGACAATGCTAATGAAAGCATAGCCATTTTTCTTTTAAATTTATCTATCATATACCTATTATTTTTTTTAAATCTGAAACATTATATTTTTCGAAAAACTTGTACTCTTTATTAATTGATTTTTTATACTTCTCGAAAAGGTTGTTCTCATTACATTTAACCTTAGTTTCATGCCAAGTGTTTTGATACCTATCAATTTTCTTGACACTGTTAAGTGGTAAATATTTAACCCCGTAACTGTTAGCTACCATCATTAAGTGTAGGCTAGTACCAATGCACATATTACTATTAGCAATTACCTTAGTTATATTGATTATGTTTTTATCCTTAAATAATTTGACGTTGGGTAGATTGATTTCTTTTTCCAACTCAGCCAATATTTTGTCGTCGTCATGTTCGTTACAATAAGCCACTGGTAATAGTATTACGTTTTCTACTTCACTTAACTTTATTATTTCATTCTTCAACACCTCCTTAGATTCGAATTTAGCTTTACCCACTTGAATAACAACGTAGTCATCAAACAAATCATTTGTTAAGCTTTCTAAATTTAGTATTTCTCTAGTGAATTGACCTAAGTCTGGAAATGTTTTTACATTCTTAACACCTTTTTCTTTAACTAAGAAAGATGTCAGTGAATCTCTAGCGTATACAATATCACCTTCATTAAATAATTTAGCTACTTGTGGTGCATTTGGCATTACACCACCAAATGATATAAACTTAACACTAAGATTTATATCCGAATCAAACAGTGATTTATCCACCATAAAAGGATACCTTAAAGTTCTGTCTATTGATTTTTTAAGGTTGTTATCTATAAAAGACTTTAAGCCACCATAAGCAGAGTTTAAAAACTCACCACCTCCAACGTATATTGTAACATCAGTGTAAATTTTACTTATTTCAATCATCTTACTGACTGGTATAACAACCCCACCTCCTAACTCTGTCATATCAATGTCCACCAACCCAACATAGTAAAAGTCAACGTCTTTATCAGCATAAAGTTTGTTTAATAAATTACCATATAATATATCACCATAGTTATGTCTATCATGGGGTGCTAGACTAAAAATTGCAGTTCTTTTACTCATTAATTTTAAAATATTTGTTTGACCTAATGTCATCTTTTATATAGTGTGGTTTAAAATCATTTTTCCAAGCAACATAATTAAATGATAATTGGTCTCTAAAACTTCCTTTTATAATTTCACTCCACCATTCATCCATAATTTTATTAATTAAGTCTGTATTCTTTCTTAATAAAACCCCGCCACATATTAAACCATTATTTTTCGGAAATCCTTCTGATTTATACTCACCTATTTGTTTATTGATTGTTGATTTCTTATCTAAACCTTGAGACATGACCACTTTAGCTTCGTCATATATGCAATCTCTTTTATCAAATGTAGTGTGATTATGGTCAAAAACAACCATTTCATTTTTATTATACAATTCAATGAATTCGACTATATTTTTAGTTTTAATACTACCATCAACCCAAATTGTTGTATCATACTCAGGTAAGAATTTATGTGGTAAAAGTTTAAATTGTTTGGCATTCAATACACTACTATTGAATTCTTCACCTTTAGATTTTCTTATTTCCCAACCTTTATAATACTTAGGGGTAATGTCATAATCTGTGTACATTATGTTACTAACACCATCAATTTCAGGTACCTCAAGTATTTTATTTTTATTTCCGTAAATAGCGCTATATATTACAATCATTTTAGTTTTTCTTTGATTAAATTATGTAAGTTGACGTTACTAGTTGTTAAGTCTTTACAATATAACTCTACATTTATGTTATTACTTTTTAATAGGTTGACATAATAATTAAATTTATCCTTTATTTCACCCACTTTTTTTATATCCACACCAACGTGTGACCCTAAAAAAATCTTAAAATCTTTATGAATCTTTTTATTGATAATGTCTTCCATAAGTGGTAATTCGGCACCTTCTATATTAAACCTTAGTATATTGAAATTGTTCTTATAATTTGTTACATTTTTAATCATCCAGTCAGCGAATGAAACACTTTTAACTTCAATAAAATTTTTAGCGTCAACATTATTTTTACTTTCGTATATTGAATTTCCCTGACCGCTTTTTTCTAGAAAAAGTTTAACGTAAGAATCACTATTAGAAATTGCTAAATTATTTATGTTAACGTTATTGTTATCACTAAACAACTCACATATATTTTCGTAAAACGGTTGATACGCCTCAAACCCATAAATGTATGGGTCAACGTTTAAACCTTTAATATCTTCTAAAAACATTAAGGATTCAGCTCCATCAAACATGCCTAAATCAAAAAAATTGACCCTAGTTTTCATATCAATTTTTATTAAATTCTGGCTAATACGGTTAAACCGTTATTATTTTTATAATGTTTTTCAATAACCCAACTTTTATTTACTTCTAAAAAATCTTCGACCGCTGTCATTAGACCAACTTTACCCTTTTTCATTTCTTTCAATGTTTGTGAGGCATGTGAGTATATACTTTCATCTTTCCTACCAAAGCTTTCGGTGTCATGTAGGATGATGTAGTTGGTTACCTTACCCTCGTGCAACTCCAATTCTTTACTTAATTGATTGTAGGTGTGTAGCGTGTCAATAAATAACATTTGAGTTTCTTCAATCTCAATGTTAAGTGTATCACCTAGAATAAAACTGAAATCTATCTCAGATGCTTCTAATAAGTTTACAGCTTTCAACATGTCATATGTTTTAGTAATGTCATATGATATCATTTTCTTTGGGTTAGCGACTCCTATTGCAATAGTAGAAGCACCCCATCTAACACCCATTTCCGTTACATGGTCAACTTCACTAGCGTACTTGCGTATAACAGGTAAGTGTTCATAAATGTCTTTTGATTTATAGACTATTGGTTTTGATTTATAACCTTTATATAATTCTTCAATTTTTTCCATTTTAATTTTTAAATTCTTTGTAAGTTGGTTTTATGTTACTAAATTCATAATTTATTTTTAAATAATGTTTAAAACCTAAATCTTTATAGGTTTTTATATCCTCCACACCAGTAGTTCTCATGAACTTTTTAGATTGACCCTCATAGTGTATTATCGGAGAGCTGACTATGTATGCTAAATCAAAGCCTTTTAAATATGTTTGGTGAAATAAAAAGTCGTCACCGCAATATATTTTTAATTCTTCTGGTATTTGCGTGAAACATTCTTTTCTTATTGTGTAATCCCAACCTTGCATGTATTTAAATTTGGGAACAATAGCATACATTAGTTTAGATTTAACATGGCTGTAATGAGGGTGATTTGTTGCGTGAACAGCAATACCAACTTCTTCCTCTTTGTGGAAGGTCTCAATAGTATCTAAAATAAAGTTTTTTGGTATTCTTACATCGTTGTTTAAAAAACATAACAAATCTTCATCGTAGGTGTTGGCAAACCAGTTCCACATTTTATTAACTGGTTCATTGTTTTCGTTAAAAATAATTTCAAACCTACTATCATTTATAGACTCTAAAAATTCTCTATTACCTTCTTCAGTTGAATCTTGGTCGATTATGGTTACTTTAAAATTAAAATGGGCCTGCGCTCTCAAATCTGAAACACAGTCCCTTATAAAATTTAAGTTATTTAAGTTTAATATTAAAACTCTTATTGTCATTATTTTAAAACTTCTTTATATTCTTCTAGTATTTTATCAGCCACTTCACCACTTTTAAATTTATCAATATATTCTGGAACTTCGTGAAAGCTTTTACCTTTTATTTTACCTTTGTTATCAACGTCGTAAATCCAACCACCTTTACCACACATCCATCCTTCAATGGTGGTTCTACCTAAAAGTATTCCAGCGGTTTCGTCGGCCATATTCATATATTTTTCTACATTACTTTGAATACCAAGATATAGTACGTGGTCTTGTCCGTTAGCTATGTCGTCAAAATTAATACCGTTTTCTTTACCTATTACCCACAACTCACCGTTTTCTTCTTTAGTTCTTTTAATGAGGTCTAAGAGCATATCTTTTCTAAGATAGTCAATCGTCCCTACAAACAGAGTAATCTTCTTGTCGGTCTTAGAATCAACCTCTACAGGTTTAAAACGTGTTTCATCGATAGGGTTATAAATGATTTCTATTTTTTCCTCAGGTATATCGTGCTCTTTAGTGATATACTCCTTTATTTCAGGCCTGATAGCTATATATTTCTTAACGTTATCAGATAAAACTGGGTGTTCTAAACTAATAACTTCAGAATGAATTGAAGACACTATTGGTATCTCAGGGTATATCTTAGCCATTAATTTTGTTACTGGTGTGTGACTTGAATGAATTATGTCAATATTAACTTGACCTACTCTATATAGCTTGTTTGCTTCGGAAGGTGTTAATTTACCGTCATTACCTTGTATTTGCCATTTACCATCACCTCTTTTGAAACCTAAGGGTTCGCTAATGTCAACTAATTTAATTCCGTGTGTTAAGGCTTGTTGTGCTATTTTACCACCTATGTTAGAACATATAGTAACGTTGTGTCCTTTTTTAACTAGTGCTTTGGCCAGTTCGTAATTATACAATTCGGAACCCGTGTAACTGTTGAAGTTAATGCAACTAATCATTATATTAAAGCTATGATTGTCGCTAAATTCTCTGTCTATTTTGATAGGTAATTTATCTTTATATTCCTCAGCAAAATTCTTTCTATTCTCTTCCCATTCATTATTTGTTTCACCTATGGACATGTGAGTGATTGAAATGTCTGTATGCACTCCTACTTTAACACCATCTAAAAAGTTTCTAAAACAAAAATCAATGTCGTAGAAATGGAACCCTTCTACGTCTTCGTTAAATATTTTTTCAAGTCTAGATTTCATCACAGAAAAGAAAACACCGTCTACTGTAACAACATCTTCAACCCCTTTATTTAAATCCTCACTATATTTAGATTCCCATTGCTTACCTTTGTGTGAATGCCATACACGCCCGTACATGGACTTTGGGTCCGTCCACCACTTACCATTTGAATGTAAGTATTTTGTACCAGCAACACCCAATATACCATAATCAGTCTTATCGTAATGTCTCTTCATCTTTTTAGCCATTTGCTTCGTTTTAACTTCAATATCATCGTGGCAAAAAACAACAATGTCGAACTTAGCCTTATCTAGCAACTTATTATAAGCTTTAGTTAAGGATTCTCCATTGTTTATATATTCAATTACTTCAACTTTAGGGTGACCAGCCATTTTCTTTAAGTGGTCTATATGCTTTTGGTTATGTTCTCTGGTACAGAATACTATACTTATCACTTACTAATTATTTATTTATTTTTAACGAAAACCCCATTAACCATTTTACCAGTTCTTTTTGAGATTGTATCATATGCTAATTCTAAGGCCTTTACAATATCAATATTTTGCATCTTAGCTTGAATTATCAATGTTACTAGAATATCACCAATACTATCTTCTATTTCAAAATCGGTGTTCTTAGTTTCACCTTTTGAGTTTACAAACTCAAACAAACCTTCATCTTGCGCTTCCAAAGCTTCAGTCAATTCCTCAACCTCTTCTTTCGTTTTACCAAGTTGACTTTTAGGTGTGGCGATGTTAAGGATTCCCTTATTATCAGCCCATTCAATTACCTTTTCATTTAATTCTTTAAACTCCATATTAATCTTGATTTCTTTCTGCAATCTTCTTTTCTTCCATGATTGCTAATTTAACTGCCATTTTTAAAACATCCCCAGCGGTAGTGTTATACCATTCAGATTGTGTATCACCTGATTTATCAAAGTTAATGATAGAAGCGTATTCTTCTTCAGTTAATTCGACACCATTACTAAGAGCGTAATAACCTGAACGTTCACCAACTCTCATTGATATAAGGTCTTCGTTAAATTTATACATCTTACCTTGGTTTTCTCTATGCCAATCTGAAGTTTCTGGAATGTATAATTTAGCTTTACCTATTGAATGAAGCAAGATTATCTTAAATAAAGAAACCTCATCAATTTTCAATTCATCAATAAGGTTATTTTTATTAATTAAATAACCATGCTTCATAACTCTTAAAGTATGGTCAATTAAACCTCCTTCAAATGCGTTATGTAACTTAACTAAAGTTGAAGCTGGTGCTTCAATAAAGTCGCTACCTAAGAAATCTTCTAACTCAGGTGTCAAGAACCCATATTCCTTTGCTGTCTCTACATACTTCTTAGTATTAGAGACAATTTTACTCTTTTTTAAACTCATATTAATTTATTTTAATCAAATATACTATTTTAAACACTTTTAGACAAGGTTATTGTTCTTCAGATATATCATTTAATTCACGCATTTTTCTATCCATGATAAATTATTCGTTTGACGTTATTTTCAGTAAAAAGTCCGTGTATTTTTCTTCTTCAACTTCCTTATCTTCAGGTTTTACTTCTTTACCTATAATGGTGTAAAACAAGTTTTTAAAATAGCGACCTATTTTCTTTAATATTTCCATTTTATTTTTCCTTTAATAATTTCTTATAGTAATCAGCCCTTTCTTTTGTTACAACATCTAAACTATATTTGTCCTTTACCGTATTATAAAGATTGTCACCGAAAGTTTTTATCATTTCTGGCTCTTGAATGAGTCTTTTAAGGTACTGATACCAAGATTTATGATTCTTATGTGAATCAACTAGAAAACCATTTTTACTTGTGTCAATCTCACCGCCTCTAACGTATGCGTTATCGACATCTAAAGTATAAGGTCCAAAGTTTTGAGCAATCAATGCTTTTTTATGGAACCCGCTTTCAATGACCTTTAATTGACTTTTAACTTTATTGAAAGTATTATCAACTAAAGGTGCTAAAGATATATCAAATAAATTGTAGTTGGTTGCATAACTACTAATTGGTTTGGTCCATACTCTTCTGTATGGTTCATTTTCTACGCCTTCGAATTCCTGTGTGACAAATCTATTTAAATGGTCTTTGTATCCAGGACTTATTGTACTGTAGTTATCAGTGAATATTTTTTCATATTGAACCCATACTGTTTCCTCTGGTTTGACATCTCTTTGTGTGGTTTCGCCAGTTTCTTTATTAATCATATTAACTTTACCTCTAATGTCAAACCCACAAATAACAAATTGTATTTTATCTAATAAACCATCAGACTTCAATTTAGTTACTAATTTGTTCAATAGTTGTAAATCATTTAAGTGGCTACTACCACCTAACCATCCTATCCTTATTTTATCAGAAGGTTCAGGGTTAGGAATGAATTGTTTTTCATTAGGGTCAATAGCGTTAGGTAAAACTTTAACGCTTTTATTAACCTTTTTAATTTCGTCAGCAAAAATGGATGTAGTTGTAGTTACGTTTTCTGCTGTTTTAATATTATTACGTATCTTTACATCCAAATCATTATTTTTTATTATGTGATAAGCTGGATGACTCATCTCAGGTAACCAATAGTCATCTAAATCCATTATAGTAACTATTCCTAGTGAGTTTAAATGTTTAACTAAATCTTCCATATGTCCATAATCACCTAACGTTCTATGATAATGAATAATATCGTATTGCTTCAACCACTCATCGTTATTTAATTGAGGTTCGTAATCTATATCTACGTGAAATTCTTCTGGGTACATTTGTTCTAGATGTACGTGAGGTTTAGTTGACCTATAATAACTTACACCAGTTCGGTCAGAAGGTACTACAAGGACCTTAATCTTTTTGCTATTTGTTTTTTCCATATACTTAAGTTCAATTCTTCGTTAAACATACTAAAAATATAGTATTAAGTAAAGTGTTTAGGTAGAGTTTTTTAACATAAAAAAACCCCACTATTGAGTGAGGTTTGATTTTATATTTAGTATATAAGTTACTTAGTTTTTGACTTAACTTTCAATTTACCTTCTTTTATTAAGGTATTTATTGTCTTTTTAATTGTATTCTCTGTTAAGTTTTTAGTAAATGTTTTTGACATAAAATTCATCAAAGCATCGTCTATCTTCTTATCTAACTCTGCCTCAGTCATAGTAATTAATCTCTGACCACTAGAGTTAGTGATGTAAGATTCATTGACTTGATTAGTTTGCGTTTGTGTCTGCGGCTGACTCTGCTGAGGTTGAGCTGTTGGTTGTTGGTTTTTATTTAATAACTCTTGAACATCTTCTAATGAAAATGATGGATTACCATCAGGGTTCATATCCATTTTAGGTATTGGGTTATTAATCATAGCCTCTTTTATATTATCAGGCATTTTACTAGTTCCTAGGTTTTTATATTGACCACTACTTTGAGAAGCATTATTGGTGTATTGAGGTGTGGGTTGTGGTGTAGCACCTTCAGGTAGACTTTCAAGTAACTCACCACTTTGAGCCATACTTCTATTAACCTTCTCTGGGTCAACTTTAAAATTACTATCGTTGACTTTATCCATTACTTGCTTAGCACCACTAAGCATTTCCATTAATTTAGTTTTTTGTTCACTCATTTCTTTACTTATTAAAATTTGATATTGTTACACCACCACCAAAACTTAGAGTTTTATCGTGTGGTTTGAAATCTTCCGCATCACTACCAGCTCTATCAGAAACTGGATTGTTAAATTTAAAGTTAGTTGGTTCCCACTCGACGATTCTATCCAATCTAAGTGTTTTCCATCCACGACCATTTGGTCCTGACAATTGGTAAACCCTTATTGCGTTGTTATTACCATAGGTTGTACCAAAATTATAAACTTCACAATACCTTTTCATATTTTGAGACCCATCATTCTTACCATTATTATATTTAATATTTACGGTGTAGTGTTTCTCAATAGCATCCATAACCTTTTCGATTTCAGTTGCTTCTAATATAACTTGTTCATATAAATTGTAAAGCTTTAACATATTTTTAATCTATAATTACTTGACCTGTGTTACCTTCAGTATTAGGTGTTGTGTAACTATTCTCTTCACTGTAGGTGTTTGTTGCTACGTTAGCGATTCTACCAGAACCAGCTATACTAGGAGCACCAAAAATGTCATAAGCACCACCACCATTATACGTATCAAATGGTATGCCTGTTCCTTTACCATAAATAGGTGTTTGTTCATCACTTCTAGCTCTTGTGTGAGTTGATGAATACTGATTACTTAAACCAAAGTTATTGTAAGTGTTGTTTGTAATTAATTGTTGTCTAGCTGCATTAGCTGCTTTTTCTAATTCGTTTGCCATAATATTTGTTTTTATTTACTCATGTACTCTATTAAATATTTAATAGATTTTATTTCTCTATTATACGCCTCATTTTTTCTATCACTAGATTTGTATACTTCATCCCCAGTCATTACTTTATCAAAAGTACTACCTTTGGTGACGTCAATAAGGCCACCGTCTGGATTTGTTGGGTTTGCATTATCATTATCCTTTTCATGTGTTTTAATGAATTGGTTTTCCAGACCACCATCCATTTTAACTTTCTTTTCTTTCTTAATGCTTTCAGTGTCTTGCTTTAAAGTATCTTCAACCCAATTTTTAGTTACTTTACCACCAATTAACTTAAACTCATCATCATTATTATCGTTATTAGTAAAATAATTTTTAAGTCTATTCATTTGACTATATGAGACCTCTCTATTATTTACAATATCTTTAGCTCTTTTCACTCCTTTACCTTGCTTATCATTTATATCAACGGTTTTTAAACCTTGTTTGATTTTATTATAAACCTTATCGGGTACAGTGTAAACTTTGCTATTTAAATCTTTATTAGGCATTATTTTCTAATTTTTGATTTATGATTTTTAATATTAATTCAACTTGGTTTTTACTTAAGTTATTGTTATCAACAGTCTCAATTAAATCAGTTACCTTTCTAGCTACGTTAGATGGTAGTTCGTTTATGTCCGACACATCGTTTTTATTAAAATCTGTTAAGGTATCAGTTTTACTTAAGTCTGGTGTAGATATATTTTCTAATAATTTTAACATTTTATTTTTAGCTAATTTATCTATTGACTCTGTAGATACCGCATTACCTGCCGCATTAACAGCATCTACATTAAATAAGTACCTATTAGGTTGAATCGCCTTTGTGTTAAAATCATCTGTAGTCGCTTGTGGTGCGGTTTTTATTTGACTAGTGTTCAAATTTTTATCATCACTACCAATACTACCACCAACCGAATTGACTAGCTCATCTAACTCAACTTCAGCGTTATTATCTATTTTACCTATATATTTTTTAATATCTTTTTTCTTCAAAGTTTGCATAAGTCACTTTTTATATAAATATAAAGGAAAACGATAATATTTATATAAAAATACATATTCATGGCTTTTGTTACCAAAGTTGATTATTCAGATAATAGGCAAGTCAAACAATTTCAGTTAACTAATACAAAACTTTCTGGTAGTACCCAGTTTGGTGTGACGTATAGTGCGTTAACTGGTGGTGTTGATGAGTCTACTGTTGTAACCATAGGTACTTTGGCCGACATAAACTCTACCTTCTCTGGTAACAGTCAAGAAACCATATTCTTCTTTGGTGATTCTAGGATGAACCCTGCTGTTGAAGGAATTACTCCTATTACTGACGAAAACAGCGGTGATGTACAAACTGTAATAGGTTTTGAAGGTAACGACTTTATAGAGGTAGATGGTAATATTGTTTACGAAAATTATACTGGTGTAACATTTGATTTAACTGTTACATCTATAAGAGAAATTAATACAGGTGAGTTTACGGGTACTACTAATTCACAAGTAGTCACGCTTTTAAGTGGTAGTTCTTTGGATTTTAGTGAGCGTACTATATGGGTCGATGTTAAAGGTATTACCAGAAGTGAAAAATTAATTTTAGTTGATGAACCCGCTCTTGATAACTCGTTAAGTAAGGTACTGGCTAGAGATTCTGAAGGTGAAATAAGGAGTGTTGATAGAAATGATATTAGTGGTGTCACCTATAATGAACTAAATAACACATTAACATTAGAGAGGAGTGGTAACGCCCCTGATTTAACTACAATAATACCTTCATATTCCTCTTCTTCAGATGATAATGATTACGTCACTGGTGCAACCATTAATAACGATATTCTTGAGTTTACTAGATTAAGTGGGGGTACTTTTACTTTGGATTTAAACGATACCTTTATTCCTTATCAAGGCGCTAATTCAACAATTAATTTAAATCAACAAGACGTCTTAAATGTCGATGATATTACGGCTAATTCTTTTATAACTGATGGTGGTAACTCAAATCAGTTCGTTAAAGGAGATGGTTCTTTGGATAGTACTTCTTATGTGACTGGTACAACTACAGACATAACTAATTGGAATGAAGCTTACGCTGATAAAATAAATTCAATAAGTGTAAGTGGTACCACAGTCAAAACAATCACCTTAACGACTCAGAGTGGGGATACTTTGTCAGCCGACTTTAATGATACTGATACAACTTACACCGCTGGTGGTGGTCTAACGTTAGTAGGAACAGAATTTAGTCATGATGATACTTCATCACAAAACTCTAGTATAAATGCTGGTAGGACCTACATTCAAAGCCTTGAGATAGATGATTTTGGTCATATAACGGGTTTAAGTGCAGTCACAGAAACTACACCTGATACAACTTACGATTTAGATGTTATTGATTCTGGTCCAAACCCAATTATTAGGTTGAGTGGTAGTGATTTAAGTGAAGACGATGTTAATTTAATTGGTGGTTCTAATGTTATATTAAGTGCGTCAGGGGATACAATTACTATTGAGTCAACTGATACCGACACTACTTATACCGCTGGTGATGGAATAATTTTAAATAACACCGAATTTAGTCATGATGATACCTCATCTTTAACCTCAACAAATAACTCTAATAGAACTTACATACAAAATATTGAAGTTGATGGATTCGGTCATATAACTGGTGTTACAACAGCAGATGAAACGCTAGTTGATACCAACGATTATGTAAATGATGTCTCATTTAATACATCTACTGGTGAGTTTACTTTAACCACTTTGAGTGGTAATACAATAACTGAAAATTTGGATGGTAGATACCTAACAGGATTTACCGACACTAATACAACTTATACCGCTGGTGATGCTATTGATTTAATTGGCACTGAATTTAATCATGCCGATACTTCATCTCAGAACTCAACTAATAATTCTGGTAGGACGTACATTCAAAACATAGAACTAGATGATTTTGGTCACATAACAGGACTTACAACAGCGAGTGAAACATTTGTTAATACTAATACGACTTATAATACTAGTGTTGTAAACTCTGGGTCTGATGCTATTATTAGATTGAGTGGTAGTGATGTAACGACTGATGACATTACATTAGTAGCTGGTAATAACATCACTTTAACGCCATCAGGTGATGATATTACCATTGAGTCAACTAATACTGACACTACTTATACTGCTGGTGATGGAATCAACTTGGTTGGTACCGAGTTTAATCACGATGATACCTCAACTGAGACTTCTAGCGTTAATGCTGATAGAACTTACATACAAAGTATTGAGCTTGATGATTTTGGTCATATAACCAATATATTAACAGGTACAGAAACTGTTGTTAATACAGATACTACATATACTGCTGGTGGTGGAATAGACCTAGTAGGTGCAGAGTTTAGTCATGCGGATACTTCCACACAAGGTTCTAGTACTAACGGTGGTAGAACATACATCCAAACCATTGAGCTTGATGATTTTGGCCATATAACTGATTTAACCACTAGTACTGAAACAGTAGTGAACACCGATACTAACACAACTTACGCTACTAGTGTTATTAATTCTGGTTCTGACGCTATTATTAGGTTGAGTGGTAGTGATACGAGTCAGGATGATATCAGGTTAATAGGTGGTTCTAATGTTATATTAAGTGCGTCAGGTGATAACATCACCATTGAATCGACCGACACTAATACAACTTATACCGCTGGTGATGGTATAATTTTGAATAACACCGAATTTAGTCACGATGATACTTCATCTTTAACATCAACTAACAACTCTAATAGGACTTATATACAAAATATTGAAGTCGACGGTTTTGGTCACATAACGGGAGTTACAACAGCGAGTGAAACCGTTGTTGATACTGATACAACTTATACCGCTGGTGATGCCATTAGTTTAGTTGGTACTAAATTTAATCACGCAGATACTTCATCTTTAACCTCAACAAATAACTCTAATAGAACTTACATACAAAATATTGAAGTTGATGACTTTGGTCACATAACAGGACTTACAACGGCAGATGAAATCGTTATTAATACAGATACAAACACCACCTACACCGCTGGTAATGGAATCAACCTAGTTGGAACTGAATTTAGTCATGAGGATACTTCATCTTTAACCTCAACAAATAATACTGATAGAACTTACATACAAAATATTGAGGTTGATGGCTTTGGTCATATAACTGGTGTTACTACTAGTAGTGAGACAGTTGTAAATACAGATACAAATACCACTTACACCGCTGGTGATGGTATTAACCTAGTAGGAACTGAATTTAACCATGAGGATACTTCTTCTTTAATATCAACAAATAATACTGATAGAACTTACATACAAAATATTGAAGTTGATGACTTTGGTCACATAACGGGAGTTACGACAGGGAGTGAAACAGTAGTTGATACAACTTATACTGCTGGTGATGGTATTAACTTAGTAGGAACGGAATTTAGTCATGAAGATACTTCATCTTTAACCTCAACAAATAATACTGATAGGACTTATATCCAAAATATTGAGGTAGATGACTTTGGTCATATAACTGGTGTTACGACAGGGAGTGAAACAGTAACTAATACAGATACAACTTATACTGCTGGTGATGGAATCAACTTAGTTGGAACGGAATTTAGTCATGAAGATACTTCTTCTTTAACCTCAACAAACAATTCTGATAGAACTTATATACAAAATATTGAAGTTGATACGTTTGGTCACATAACTGGTGTTACGACATCAAGTGAGACAGTAGTTGATACAACTTATGCTGCTGGTGATGGTATCAACCTAGTAGGAACAGAATTTAGTCACGATGATACTTCATCTTTAATATCAACAAATAATACTAATAGAACCTACATACAAAATATTGAGGTTGATGACTTTGGTCATATAACTGGTGTTACGACATCAAGTGAGACAGTTGTAAATACGGATACAGATACAACTTATACCGCTGGTAATGGTATAATTTTGAATAACACCGAATTTAGTCACGATGATACTTCATCTTTAACCTCAACTAACAATTCTGATAGGACTTATATACAAAATATTGAAGTTGATGACTTTGGTCACATAACTGGAGTTACAACAGCGAGTGAAACCGTTGTTGATACAAACACCACCTACACCGCTGGTGATGGAATAAACCTAGTTGGAACTGAATTTAACCATGAGGATACTTCTTCTTTAGCCTCAACTAACAACTCTAATAGGACTTACATACAAAATATTGAAGTTGATGACTTTGGTCACATAACGGGACTTACAACGGCAGATGAAATCGTTATTAATACGGATACAACTTATACCGCTGGTAATGGTATTAACCTAGTTGGAACTGAATTTAGTCATGAAGATACTTCATCTTTAACCTCAACAAATAATACTGATAGGACTTATATCCAAAATATTGAGGTAGATGACTTTGGCCATATAACTGGTGTTACGACAGGGAGTGAAACAGTGGTTGATACCACTTATACTGCTGGTGATGGTATCAACTTAGTAGGAACTGAATTTAATCATGAAGATACTTCATCTTTAACCTCAACAAATAATACTGATAGAACGTACATACAGAATATTGAGGTTGATACGTTTGGTCACATAACGGGTGTTACGACAGGAAGTGAAACAGTTGTAAATACAGATACAACTTACACCGCTGGTGATGGTATTAACTTAGTTGGAACGGAATTTAGTCATGAAGATACTTCTTCTTTAACCTCAACAAACAATTCTAATAGAACGTACATACAGAATATTGAAGTTGATACGTTTGGTCATATAACTGGTGTTACGACATCAAGTGAGACAGTAGTTGATACAACTTATGCTGCTGGTGATGGAATTAACTTAGTAGGAACGGAATTTAATCATGATGATACTTCATCTTTAGCCTCAACTAACAATTCTAATAGAACTTACATACAGAATATTGAAGTTGATGGATTTGGTCACATAACTGGTGTTACGACAGCAGATGAAATCGTTATTAATACGGATACAACTTACATTGCTGGTGATGGAATCAATCTAGTTGGAACGGAATTTAGTCACGAAGATACTTCATCTTTAGCCTCAACTAACAACTCTAATAGGACATATATACAAAATATTGAAGTTGATACGTTTGGTCACATAACTGGTGTTACGACAGGAAGTGAAACAGTTGTAAATACAAATACCACTTACACCGCTGGTGATGGAATCAATCTAGTTGGAACGGAATTTAGTCACGAAGATACTTCATCTTTAACCTCAACAAACAATTCTGATAGGACTTATATACAAAATATTGAAGTCGACGGTTTTGGTCACATAACTGGAGTTACAACAGCGAGTGAAACCGTTGTTGATACAAACACCACCTACACCGCTGGTGATGGAATAAACTTAGTAGGAACGGAATTTAATCACGATGATACTTCATCTTTAATATCAACAAACAATTCTGATAGAACTTACATACAAAATATTGAAGTTGATGACTTTGGTCACATAACTGGAGTTACAACAGCGAGTGAAACCGTTATTAATACAGATACAAACACCACCTATACCGCTGGTGATGGAATAAACCTAGTAGGAACTGAATTTAATCATGAGGATACTTCATCTTTAACCTCAACAAACAATTCTGATAGGACTTATATACAAAATATTGAAGTTGATGACTTTGGCCACATAACGGGAGTTACAACAGCGAGTGAAACCGTTGTTGATACTGATACAACTTATACCGCTGGTGATGCCATTAGTTTAGTTGGAACGGAATTTAATCACGCAGATACTTCATCTTTAACCTCAACAAACAATTCTGATAGAACTTACATACAAAATATTGAAGTTGATGGCTTTGGCCATATAACTGGAGTTACGACAGGAAGTGAGACAGTTGTAAATACTGATACAAATACAACCTATACCGCTGGTAATGCCATTAGTTTAGTTGGTACTGAATTTAATCATGAAGATACTTCATCTTTAGCCTCAACAAATAATTCTGATAGGACTTATATACAGAATATTGAAGTTGATGGCTTTGGCCATATAACTGGAGTTACGACAGGAAGTGAAACAGTGGTAAATACAGATACCACTTACACCGCTGGTGATGGTATCAACTTAGTAGGAACTGAATTTAACCATGAGGATACTTCATCTTTAGCCTCAACAAATAATACTGATAGGACTTATATACAGAATATTGAAGTTGATGGCTTTGGCCATATAACTGGAGTTACGACAGGAAGTGAAACAGTGGTTGATAGTAATGATTATGTCAATGACGTTTCATTTAATACATCTACTGGTGAGTTTACTTTAACCACTCTAAGTGGTAACACAATAACTGAAAGTTTAGATGGTAGATATTTAACTGGGTTTACTGATACTAACACAACTTACACAACTGATGTTATTGATTCTGGTTCTGACGCTATTATTAGGTTGAGTGGTAGTGATTTAAGTGAGGATGATATCACATTAGTTGCTGGAAATAACATTACTTTAACACCATCGGGTGATAGCATTACTATTGAATCAACTGACACTAATACAACTTATACCGCTGGTGATGCTATTGATTTAGTTGGTACTGAATTTAATCACGCAGATACCTCATCCTTAACCTCAACAAATAACTCTGGTAGGACTTATATACAAAACATAGAACTAGATGACTTTGGTCATATAACTGATTTAACCACTAATAGTGAGACTGTTGTAAATACAGATACAAATACAACTTATAATTTAGATGTTATTGATTCTGGAGGAAATCCTATTGTTAGGTTAAATGGTAGTGATGCAACGAATGATGATATCAGGTTGATAGGAGGCTCTAATGTTACATTAAGTGCATCAGGGAACTCAATCACTATTAATGGTATTTCAGATGATACTACTTATACCGCTGGTGATGGAATAAACTTAGTAGGAACGGAATTTAATCATGATGATACTTCATCTTTAGCCTCAACAAACAATTCTGATAGAACTTACATACAAAATATTGAAGTTGATGGCTTTGGTCACATAACTGGTGTTACAACAGCAAATGAGACAGTTGTAAATACGGACACAAATACAACCTACACCGCTGGTGATGGTATTAACTTAGTAGGAACTGAATTTAACCATAGTGACACTTCTTCTTTAACCTCAACAAACAATTCTAATAGAACGTACATACAGAATATTGAAGTTGATACGTTTGGTCATATAACTGGAGTTACGACAGGGAGTGAAACAGTAATTAATACAGATACAACTTATACCGCTGGTAATGGTATTAACCTAGTAGGAACTGAATTTAGTCACACAGATACTTCATCTTTAACCTCAACAAACAATTCTGATAGAACTTACATACAAAATATTGAGGTAGATGGCTTTGGCCATATAACTGGAGTTACGACATCAAGTGAAACAGTAGTTGATACAACTTATACTGCTGGTGATGGTATTAACCTAGTTGGTACTGAATTTAATCACGCAGATACTTCATCTTTAACCTCAACAAATAATTCTGATAGAACTTACATACAAAATATTGAAGTTGATGGCTTTGGTCATATAACTGGTGTTACAACGGCAGATGAAACTGTTGTAAATACAGATACAACTTACACTGCTGGTGATGGTATCAACTTAGTAGGAACTGAATTTAATCATGAAGATACTTCATCTTTAGCCTCAACAAATAATTCTGATAGGACTTATATACAGAATATTGAAGTTGATACGTTTGGTCATATAACTGGAGTTACGACATCAAGTGAAACAGTTGTAAATACAAATACCACTTACACCGCTGGTGATGGAATAAACTTAGTAGGAACGGAATTTAACCATGAGGATACTTCTTCTCAGAGTTCGACTAATAATTCTAATAGAACTTACATACAAAATATTGAAGTTGATGGATTCGGTCATATAACTGGACTTACAACGGCAGATGAAACTGTTGTAAATACAGATACAACTTACACCGCTGGTGATGGAATAAACCTAGTAGGAGCTGAATTTAATCACGCAGATACTTCATCTTTAGCCTCAACAAACAATTCTGATAGAACTTACATACAAAACATTGAAGTTGATGACTTTGGCCATATAACTGATTTAACTACTAGTACTGAAACAGTGGTTGATACCACTTATACTGCTGGTAATGGAATAAACCTAGTAGGAACTGAATTTAGTCACACAGATACTTCTTCTTTAACCTCAACAAACAATTCTGATAGAACTTACATCCAAAATATTGAAGTTGATGACTTTGGTCATATAACAGGGGTTACTACTAGTAGTGAAACAGTGGTTGATACTAACGATTATGTCAATGATACCTCATTTAATACATCCACTGGTGAGTTGACTTTAACCACTTTGAGTGGTAATACAATAACTGAAAGTTTAGACGGTAGATATTTAACTGGGTTTACAGATACTAACACAACTTATAGTACTAGTGTTGTAGATTCTGGTTCTGACGCAATAATTAGATTAAGTGGTTCTGATGCAACGAATGAAGATATTACGTTAGTTGCTGGCCCCAATATAGTATTAACACCTGTGGGTGATAACATCACCATTGAATCGACTGATACCGACACTACTTATACCGCTGGTGATGGTATCAACCTAGTAGGAACTGAATTTAATCATGAAGATACTTCATCTTTAACCTCAACAAACAACTCTAATAGAACTTACATACAGAATATTGAAGTTGATGGATTCGGTCATATAACTGGTGTTACGATGGCAACTGAAACAGTGGTTGATACCACTTATACCGCTGGTGATGGTATCAACCTAGTAGGAACTGAATTTAATCACGCAGATACTTCATCTTTAACCTCAACAAACAATTCTGGTAGGACTTACATTCAAAATATTGAAGTTGATGGATTCGGTCATATAACTGATTTAACTACTAGTACTGAAACAGTTGTTGATACCACTTATACTGCTGGTAATGGAATAAACCTAGTAGGAACTGAATTTAGTCATGAAGATACTTCTTCTTTAACCTCAACAAACAATTCTGATAGAACTTACATTCAAAATATTGAAGTTGATACGTTTGGCCATATAACAGGGGTTACTACTAGTAGTGAAACAGTTGTTGATACTAACGATTATGTCAATGACGTTTCATTTAATACATCTACTGGTGAGTTTACTTTAACAACTTTGAGTGGTAACACAATAACTGAAAGTTTAGACGGTAGGTATTTAACAGGCTTTACAGATACAAATACAACTTACACCACTGATGTCATTGATTCTGGTTCTGACGCTATAATCAGATTGAGTGGTAGTGATTTAAGTGAAGATGATATCACGTTAGTTGCTGGCTCCAATATAGTATTAACACCTGTGGGTGATAACATCACCATTGAATCGACTGATACCGACACTACTTATACCGCTGGTGATGGATTAGAATTAAATAGTACTGAATTTAGTCATGCCGATACTTCTTCTCAAAATTCAACTAATAATTCTGGTAGGACATACATTCAAAATATAGAACTAGATGACTTTGGTCACATAACAGGCGTTACGACAGGAAGTGAAACAGTTGTTGATAGTAATGATTATGTGAATGATGCTTCATTTAACGCATCTACTGGTGATATAACTTTAACCACTTTAAGTGGTAATACTGTAGTTGAAAATTTAGATGGTAGATATTTAACTGAGTTTACCGACACAAATACAACTTACGCTACTAGTGTTGTAAACTCTGGTTCTAACGTAATAATTAGGTTAAGTGGTAGTGATGCAACAACTGACGACATTACGTTAGTAGCTGGTAATGACATTACTTTAACACCATCGGGTGATGATATTACCATTGAGTCAACTAGTATAGACACTAACTTCTTTTTAAATGGTTTAAGTTTTGATACTGGAACAGGTGTATTAACTGCCAGTGTTAGTGGTACCACTAATCAAACTATTGACTTAGATGGTAGATATCTAACTTCATACACAGAAACCGATACTCTAGAAGATGTTACAAGTAGAGGTAATAGTACAACTGAAAATATTAAAGCTAATTCTTTCATAACAAATGGTGGTAATTCAAATCAATTTGTTAAGGGAGATGGTTCTTTGGATGGTACTGATTATCTACCTATAAGTGGTGGTATACTAACTGGTGGTCTTACGGGAACCACCATAGATGTAGATTCAGTAAGGTTAGAATATCAAGAAAATTTAAATGTAGATTCAGCGACAACTGAAGTTATAAGTACAATTAACACTTCAACAGCTGATGCTGCATTCTTTGATTACGTCATTAAAAAAGGTCTTAATTTAAGGGCTGGTACTGTTATGGTTGTACATGATGGAACTAACGTTGAGTTTACCGACAATAGTACAAATGATTTAGGTGATACTAGTGATGTTACCTTTGATGTTGATTTATCAGGTGGTGTTTTAAGATTATTAGCTAATACAACCTCTGATGATTGGAGAATAAAGGTTTTCGCTAAAAGTTTTTAATAAAAGAAGGGGTATAACAATAATTAAGTCTTAAAATAAACTATTTAATATTAACAACCCTTTTGGATAGTTGGAAAAAAGGAAATTATGAACGAATTTATTATACGTAAAGGATTTATATCTAAATCCGCATCAACCGTACAAGCTGATTTTACGGTCATTGGTGATAATACAGCTGACTCATTTATAACAAATGGTGGTAATTCAAATCAATTTGTTAAGGGAGATGGTTCTTTGGATACCAACGCTTATTTAACCTCAGCTAATTTAAATAATAACACCATAAATATTAATGCTGGTAGTGCGTTGACTGGTGGTGGGTCATTTACTCTTAATCAAGGGTCAGATGAAACAATAACAATAAACCACGCTGATACTTCTACACAAACTTCTAGCGTTAATGCTGGTAGGACTTATATTCAAACTATTGAACTTGATAGTAATGGTCATGTTACTGATATATCGACTAGTACTGAGACTGTCACTAATACAGATACAACTTATACCGCTGGTGATGGTATTAACTTAGTAGGAACAGAATTTAGTCACGAAGATACTTCATCTTTAGCCTCAACTAACAACTCTAATAGGACTTACATACAAAATATTGAGGTAGATGACTTTGGTCATATAACAGGGGTTACTACTAGTAGTGAGACAGTTGTAAATACTGATACAAATACAACTTACATTGCTGGTGATGGTATTAACTTAGTTGGAACGGAATTTAGTCATGAAGATACTTCATCTTTAACCTCAACAAATAATACTGATAGGACTTATATCCAAAATATTGAGGTAGATGACTTTGGTCATATAACTGGTGTTACGACAGGAAG